TAGAAGCCATCCGAAACCCATTATGGACAGCGGCTATGGCTATTATAATTAATTCTAAAAAATCAAAATTTTTCAGGTGGCACGACTCCGGCGATGTGCAGGACGAGGACCACCTAATGAAGATCTTCGCCGTGTGTAAACTAACACCTTCTGTGAAGCATTGGATGCCAACGCGTGAAGCGTGGGTAAAAGCCTTCCTCGTGATGAAGCCTGATAATCTTGTAATAAGATTTTCAGCTCCAATGATTGATCAGCCGGCCCCTGCAAGCTGGCCGCATACGTCAACTGTTGTAAAAACTGGTCCATCTTGTCCAGCCCCTAAACAGGGAAACGAATGCGGAGATTGTAGGGCCTGCTGGGATCCTGCCGTTAAGAATGTAGCCTATGGCCAACACTAAAAAATTTGTGGCCAATAATTTTTCTGTCGATGTTTCTGGTCTCAAGCAGCAAGCCACAAGCCGCAAGCGTCAAGCCCCGAGCGACAAGAGCTTCAAGCGACAAGCTTCAAGCCCCAAGCAACAAGCTTCAAGCTCCAAGCCACGAGCAGCAAGCTCCAAGATTCTTTTACCCTCATAAAGTTTTATGTCACCGGAAGCAAGGGACTTGGCTAAGATGAAACTATTCTTTGGATGTCTAATATGCCAGGCTATTTGGTGTGGTGAGAAGGACAATTTTTTACTTCTACTTACTTTAAACTCAAGTGTAAAATAAAACTGATTTTTGTTGTAACACAATGCATCTGGCGTACCTAAACTGCTAGTATTTTCTATCCTTGTATAGATTATTTCTGGTGTGTTTTTCTTAAAATAATTGTAAAATTTTGCCTCTGGTCCCATAAGATATTCAGAGTAAGATGGGACTACAACTTCTTCTTAACTTTACCCATTCTCCAACTCTCTGTCGTCGATAACTCTAGCACAATTCTATGCGTCTCACGAGAACCAAGTATATTATTTTCCATCAGACTCATCGATATGATATCAAAATATCCATCGGGTGAATGGAACTCGCCTTGTGGTAACTTAACTTGCACTCTAGCATTCTGACAGGTTGGACTTTTTAAGAACTTCTCTAACTGCTCTGCCATTATCTTTCCGCTGATCATATTGACTTTTACTTAATCTTACTCTAAATGTCAAATATGGGAGTACCAAAAAGATTGACAGAAATGCAGCAAAAGTTTGCCCAATTATTGGTGACAAACGAAGGTAGAAAGACACCTACAGAATGTGCAATAGAGGCTGGCTATGACAAGGACACAGCATACGTTAGAGCATCTGAACTACGTAACCCAAAGAAGTATCCGTTGGTTGTTAAATATATTGGTGAGATCAGAGAAGAGTATCAAAAGAAGTACGACGTAGACTATGGCAAACACATAGCAGAACTTGGCAAGAT